TGCGCAGCACATAAATAAGATATAGGGAGAGAGATATGAAGCTGAGAGTGTGTCCTGTATGTTCTAAAGAGTTTCGTGTAACTGAGTGGGAATATAAATTAAATCTGCATACGTTTTGTACAAACTCTTGTCGTAAGATGTTCTTAAGGACGATGGTTGAGTGTTTACGTTGTAAAAAAACTTTTACTGCTTATAAGAGTAGAACTAACATAGGCAGAAGCAAGTACTGTTCAGTTGATTGCGCTCGTTCTGTATGGAGAGAATACTGGTCTAAAGAGATAAGTAAGAGAAAAAAGTAAGAGCGGCCTCTTGACGAAACCGCTCTTTTATTTTAGTGTTGCCCATTGAGCCCCCTAAGGCTCGTTGAAAGCGATTCACCAGCGTAATGAGAGTTACCTGGGAGACGCTAAATTAAGTAGACCTTAATTTAGGATTTTAAATGTATACAAACGTATACACTAAGTCAAGAACCTCTAGAGACAAAGAAACAAAAAGCTTATATTCTAAAGCATTTGTTAAACGTTTTCGCATTCATAGAAATCGATCATATTTACCTGTAGCGATACAAAAGCAACTTCTAAGGCAATCAATTACCTCTCAAGAAATTCTTCTTACTATAAATGATTTAACACCATGCGCACTAGGATTATTGTTTGTTCTCAGAAGAGATTGCATTTTTCTTGATGAAGTCTTTTATACACAGAAGTATCTTGGTGTTCTTGCAGCACGTTTACTGGGTAGAGATAAACCATTTAGTGAGCGTCAAGTTCGCAGGGCATTGGCTACGCTTAAAGAACTAAAGTTAATAGCAGTTCAAAGTCGTAAGAAGCAACGTGGAAAGTATATGACTAATATCTATGCTGTTGCTGATTTCTTTCAGCTTCCAGAGATCAAGAACGCTCTTGATAAGTTTCTCTATCATTTAAGGTCAATGACGGTAGTAAGTCTTAAATTTTTAAGGTCTCAAAGTTTTGCCATTTTGCGCAGCAGCTTTGGCTTCTGGCAAAATGTCCTTCTAAATAGAATATATGTATATAGATCTCTTACTTTACTTACTTATAGAGTGACTCTATGGGAGATATTCTCACCGAAGAAAGAAAAAGAAAGTGCTCCACAAAGGGAAACTCTAAAATCCTTCTCTTTAGGCGATGATTATGAATTGGAATACAGAGAAAGAGAAATCTCCTCTGAAGAAGAAAGCTTCCTTGCAGAGGAGATGAGAAAGTTGCAATACAAAGTAATGGCGCAACAAGTATCTTCTTGTTTTTAAGAAAAAGAAAAATTGCGCCAAAAGAAATGTTAATTCTTAAAATCTAGAAATGTTACTGATATAGCGACGATATGGTAAGATGAAATCTCATTTCTCTCTTCAACTTTTAAACGACCTTCTACCATAACTCGGCTATCGAGAGTTAAAGCTCTTGAACAGGCCTCTGCTTGAGTACCGAAAGTTTTTATAAGTAAATTCACGACTTCCTCTTTTTCTCCATACATTTGTTTTATTTGAAGTCCAAAATTGCAGACAGATAGGCCATTTTTAGTTTTTTCAACAAAGATATCTACTTTTTCAGTTGTCACTGTTCCGAGAACAATAATTTTATTAAAATCTTCCATTGTCGTCCTTTTAAAGGAGTATCGTAGTCTTAATCTACTTCATAAATTATCAAGATTTGATGTGAAGCTCTCATTACACCATCAAGTTCATAGGAAGCACCAGAATATTTAACGTCTACTATTTTTAGATCTCTATGTTCTTCTAACCATTTATTAGCTTCTTTTTCTGCATAGCCATAAAAGATTTTTATTTGTATCACTTGTCGTCCTTTTAATTGAAGCTTTGATTATTAGATATTTTAAATTTTACTCTAGGCTCTTTTACGTAATCCTCTAACTCTTCTATCTTTCTCTTTGCTCTAAGCGTATCTTCTTCATCACCTTCATAACTTTCAGTCTCATTGTCTTTTAAGACTTTCTTCCAGAAGGCTAATTCTTCTTTTTTATTTTTACGTTGTTGCATAGTTATTTTTCTTGTTTTTATTTTATTGATTCTTTTTCTAATATTTCTCTTCTAAGGCAATCTTTACACGCAAACTGCATTGCATGATTGCGACACCAACCAATTATAAAAAAATTTCCTTCTGTTGATACGTCTATTTCTTCATCGCAAAAAAAACAGTCTGCTTTGCCTTCTTCTAAGTGATCTTTTACGAATAGTAGACACATGTTTGAATTCCTATTTATTCTTCTTTAAATATTCTTCTATCAACTCCAAAAGTAAATCCTTCATCGTAATGCCATTTAAAGCACAATGCGACTTGAGCTCTTTAAGTTTTTCTTCTGATAAATTAATGTGTAACGATTTATTCATTTTTACTTCCCTTATTTTACAGATACATAAGTACATAATGCCATAATATACCGTCAATGTCAAAGAATATCTCCTTTAACTTTTTACTTTAAAATACTAGACTAGCCCTACCATATTCACTTCTATAAGAAGGAGTTGTGAATGAAGATGTCATATACTATTCTTGGGGAGCCAATCCCTCTGCTACGTAACCGTATCTCTTATCTCAGACGGGTATCCTATGATTCTCAGAAAGAGATAAAGCGCTATATAGCAATAGAGCTCGCCTATCAGCACGGTGATAAGCCTATGTTTAAAGCCCCTCTTAAGTTCACCGTGACCTATTACATGCCCATTGCTGAATCCTGGTCTAAAAAGAAGACTCTATTCTATGACGGTAAACCACACCATATACGATGTGATCTTGATAACCTAATCAAGATGAGCCTAGACTCAGCCAATAAAGTCCTTTACGAAGACGATGCTATAATCGCTATCATAGACGCTAAAAAAGTATTCTGTACTTCAAACCCACGCACTGAATTCACTCTTGAGGAGATAGTCGAATGAAAACCTCTAATCCTAACATAGAGAGTGAAAAGAAAGTTAAAGTAGATAAAGTAAAGAAAAGACAGTATCGCTATTTAGATACGTATAAAGACCTACTAACAATGCAGGACATTCCCGTTTCCGAACTCTTCTTAGATAGACTCGGCGAAGATCTTCTTCTATGGGCAAAACAAGAGACTTCTCTCAATCTTGGTGACTTCTTTAATGCTAAGCATATTTATCCAACTACCTATGCTCGCTGGCGTAAAGTACACCCATTTTTTGATGAACGAGTACATCTAGCTAAATTTATGCTTGGTGTTCGTCGTGAACGTGGCGCTATACTCAAGAAATATGATTCCGGTATTATCAGAGAATCAATGCCCATGTACGACCCTGAATGGAAAGAACTCAAAGAGTGGGCTACTAAGTTAGCTAAACTAGAACAACAACAAGAAGATATACTCCTCAAGCTTGAAAGCTATAAAGTAGATGACAAAGGAATTGAAACTCCCCTTTGAAGCCTGGGTTCATCAACGCCCATTGCTCACCGCATTCCTAGAAAAGGGTTATAAACGCGGCATCTTGATCTGGCACAGAAGGGCCGGAAAAGATGTTGCTGCGTTCAATTTAACACTACGCCTGGCATTAAAGAACCCCGGCACCACTCACATTTATATGCTCCCAACTATATCTCAATCTCGTGCTGTCATCTGGTCAGCAACCCTAGGAACAACTGGTAAGCGCTTCTTAGACTTTATACCACCTGAGATACTGGCAAAGAAGTCGGAACAGAACATGGAGCTTACATTAATTAATGGCTCAGTTATTAAAATATGCGGTAGCGATAACTATAATCGTCTTGTCGGTTCTGAGGCATATTCTTTAATATTCAGCGAGGCGTCGTTGATGGACCCCCAGGCTTGGGATTATCTGCAACCGATCATTCGTATGAACCAGGGAGTCGCTCTCTTCATCGGTACGCCACGTGGCTGCAACTTCTTCAAGGATTGGTGGGATAATGCGCTAAAGCACCCAGATATCTGGTTTACTCAGATGCTTACCGTGGATGATACCAAACTACTATCCCGTGAAGAAATTAATGGCGCTATCGAACGCGGTGAGATCTCTAAGGAGAAGTCAGCTCAAGAATACGATTGTTCTTTCCTCTCACTTAATGAGCAAACCTACTATGGTTCTTATATGGACGATGCCAGACTTTATGGTCGCATTGGTGATTACCCTTACAATCCTAATCTACCAGTCCATACTTTCTGGGACTTTGGCCACCGCGACCAGACGATATGCCTATTCGCGCAGTTAGAGCAGGGTAAGATAATTATCATCGATTCTTATGGTAATACTGGACAGGGATTTGAACATTATGCTCAGATGTTACAATCAAAGAAATATGTTTATGGTACGCATATTGGTCCCCATGATTTAAGGCAGCATGAGCAAAGTTCAGGTAATACTCGTTGGTCAAAGATGCATAGTCTTGGTTATACCTTTAAGATCTGTATTCAGACGAGTGTGGAGAATGGTATAGAATCCGTGCGTTCTATGCTTGGTAGGACTTACTTTAATGAGTCTACAACGAGAGAACTTATTAAAGCCTTAGATAACTATAGATCTGAACGTGTATCAATAGAAGGTGCAACGTTATCGAAGCCAAAACATGACGCATATTCTGATTGGGCAGACGCCTTACGTTATTGTGCATTAATGGTTCCTACGATTAAACAAGACGGAATAACGGCTGAGCAACTCCACAAGCTAAGACAATCAGCGCTGTATGGTAATAGTAATAACCCATTCTTTACGTAATACTTCATGTTGACAAATGTAAACAGATAATCTATACTATCTCTATAACTCATAGGGGGATGTATGGATAGTGTTAAGAGATCAGGGGAGTGGTCTTTGATAGCAGCGCAATTGAGCGAGATAAAGAAGAAGTTAGATTCACTAGAAGAGATTGAGAAAGATCTTACCAATAAGCTGATTGAATTATCTGATGGAGTATCATCTTTTGATGACTCTGGAACTCATTTTGTTACGTATGAGAAAAAGGGTTCTATTCAATACAACAAGATACCAGTCTTGCAAGGTCTTTCCCTTGAAGAGTTTCGTAAGCATAGTTCATTGTGTTGGCGACTTGAGACAAAAGAGTTTAGAGAATTAAGAAAAGAGAGAGGTTTGTCGCTTTCTTCTAAATGGAAAAAAGTTTATGGAAAAGGAGATTAATAATGATAATTTCATACATTAATTTAACCATTTCTTTTTTTATAGTCTTTGGTCTTGCTGCACTCTATTCAAAGATTAAAGAAATACATAACGAGATCTTGAATATTCGTAATAGATTGCATTATCTAGAGCATACTCATGAAAATCATTTTGAAGATCTTAAGTCGTACTATTCAAAAAGGAATATAGATTGAAAGATTACACACCAGAGGGCTATATTCGCACCACTTTCTATCTAAAGAAAGAACTTAAGGAGCGTATTCAACAAGAAGCTTTGTTGCAACGTCGTACGATTACTGAGGTGTTTAACAAAGTTATTGAACAGCGCTTTGATTTGTGGGATGAGCATGAGCCAATGGGAACAATTGGAAAAGATAATGTTTCTTACTCAGTTCAAGACATTGTAGATAGAATCATACAATTAGAAAGAGATAGATGACGCTCTTGTATCATATCGCCTCCTTTATAGTTATCACTGTAGCGCTTCTTCTTAATTGGGCAGCTTCGGATGAGAATCTGGGAACTTTTTTGTTTTCTACTGTTCTCTTTGCATCCATTCTTTATGTTATTTTTGGAAGATGAAAAAATGAACTGGATAAAGACGAGTGAGCGATTGCCTGAAGAAACAAAAGAGGTTTTAGTTTATCTAGATTCTGAATGCGAAATATATAAAGCATTCTTTGAAGATAAACGCTGGCATTTGCCTGTTCAAGGATTAGTTTGCAAAAAAGATTATTTTGATTTCTGGTATCCATTTCCGGAATTTCCAAAGGAACAAAAATGAAGTGGATAAAGACGAGCGAAAGATTGCCTGAAATAGATAAGCCAATACTTATTTTTTATGGTACCAGTAATATCTTTCCTTGTTATGTACGTTTAGGTGCATTTATAAATCCTACAAAAGTGCCTAAATTCGATCTTGAAGATTATCCATTCCTGAAAAAAGGTGATAAGTATCAGTGGGTTGTATTTGATACTAATGGAAATTTTCTTTATCCGAACGAACACTCATTCCCTAATTATGAAGAAACATTTTATCTATTTAATGAATTTACTTATTGGATGCCCCTACCCGAACCACCAGAGAATTTATAAGGAATAAAATGAAAATGGAAATTGTACGCGATATAAAAGACGGTCTTCCATTAGAGTATGAGACTGTTGGCATTAGATTTAAAAATGATAAAGTGACCCGCAAGGCTTTCTTAAAGCATGGCAACGATGGTGTTGACTATTGGGTGCTGCCTGATGCTTCATACATTCCTGTAAAAGAACTGCCTTTGTATGAACCTCTTCCTTTTCTTAAAGAGAAAGAGATCAACAAGATGATCTTAACTAAAGAAGCAGGAAGAGTATTAAAAGAAGCTCTATCAAAGGCAATAAATAAGCCAAAGGAATAACATGAAACGATTACTTATATTTCTAATGTTACCTCTTTGTGGAATGTCTCCAAAAGGAACGCCACGGCATAAGAACTTTGATCGTCATGTATCTTTTGATAAAGACATGAATTCTATTCCGCTTCCTGGACAGGTAGAACTACGAGATGATGTTGAATATCTTCATATTGCGTATGATAAAACTCGAGATGTAATTCATCGACAAGAAGGTTCATTACAATTTATTGGACAATCTCTGCATGTTTATATGGATCGAACTGATTCTCTTTTGAAACGAATAGAATCGTTAGAAAGAAAAATCAATAAAAGACCTTGGTATAAGAGAATGAACTGCTTTAGGAGAAGATAATGCCGTTTAAAGGATTAGAAGGTCTTTACGAGTTACCTAATAGATTTAATGATAAAGGTGACAATTCTTTTAGCCACTTTATTGCCTATGGTGAAGCAGTTCGTGCCGTTAAAGCATATGAACATGCTCTAACTATACTTAAAGAACGGATAGAAAGATTTGAAGAACAAAACTACAAAGAAGAAAAGAAAGATTAAAACTTCACGTTAGGGAACCTCCTACAAGAAGGATAGAGATGATCGAAATTAATAAACTTAAAAAGAACATTTTTAGAGAATTAGAAGAAGAAATTGAAAATATTCCCTTTAAGAAGGATGATGATAAAGCAAACGCTATGCTTCGTGTTTTATTCACTTTAAATACACATTCATTAGTAAGTTTTAATAGCATCGAATTGCTTTTGATTGATTTAAAAGAAAAAGTAGGCAAAGAAGACGTACATTATCTAGTTACTAATACAGAATTTATAGATAAATATTTAGATGTTGCTGAAAAAGCTACTTTTGATTCAATATCTAGAATACGCGGCGAAATTTTTCTTGCAAAACAAAAGATTGAAGAATTAAACTCTACCATTTCTTAATAAAACTTCACTTTAGGGAACCTCCTAGTAAAACGATACTTTTATCGATAAACTTAGTTACGATATATTTAGACTTACTCCCGCAGATGCTTCAACGTCTCGGGAGTTTTTTATTTTCTAAGCATTCTTTGTAATGGCGTACTCTTAATATGATTTTCGAAGATCAATATTAAGGAGTGAAGTTATGCCATACATAGATGGTGATATTGGACCAATTCATTTAGATGACACTAATTGTGATGTCACTAAGCGTATGGAGTATTTCTATCAGAACTCGATAACTCAGGCACAAAGTTGGTGGGCTGAGGGTGATATAGATACACGATTTTATGCTGGTTCAGACAGTAATCTCTACAATGAGATCTATGGGTCTCAGCCTATTAATCGTCGTACTACGTTCAATTTTAATCGTATACGACGCGTTGTTTCTCTTATTGAAGGCTATCAGCGTAGAAATCGTAAACAGACTGTCTGTACGCCTATAGAATCTTCTGATGAAGAGACGGCGAATCAATTCTCAAAACTTCTTATCTATCTTAATACAAGTAACGGGCAACTTGAGACGCTCTCAACTGCATTCCATGGTGCGCTTATAACGGGAATGAACTTGCTTCAAGTGCATATGGATTATACGCAAGATCCTATCAATGGTGATATTAGGCTCTCAAACTCAAACTTTAACGAGTTTATTATTGATCCTTTCTTTAAGAAGCAAGACTTATCTGACTGTAATGGTATCTGGAAGCGTAACTATTTAACCAAGCGCGCACTTCAAGCACTGCTTCCTGATCGTAAAGAAGAATTAGACTCACTTACCTTTAATACCTTTCATGGTAAAGACGGTAAGTTTATCTTTATGCCTGAGAACTTAAGCTATCAAAACAATCTCTACGTCTATGACGAGTTCTACTACAAAGATTTTCGTAAGCAAAAGCTCCTGGTTGATACACAGACCGGCGAGGCAATGGAATGGCGCTCAAAGAATAACGAGGGCTTAAATGATTTTCTTCAAATGTTCCCTTCAACCACGGTCATTGACCAAGAAGTTCCAACAGTGCGCATGGCTATTACTGTTAATGGTCGCCTCTTTTATGATGGACCTAATGGTATTAGTGATGCTTATCCTTTTGTTCCTGTATTAGGTTACTTTACCCCAGAACTTCCTTATTACTCACTCAGGGTGCAAGGTGTCGTTCGTGGCATTCGTGATGCTCAGTATCTCTACTCTCGTCGTCGTACGATTGAATTAGGCATACTTGAATCCCAACTCACCTCTGGTTATAAGTTCAAAGAGAATGCTCTTGTAGATCCTAAGGATATATTCCAAGCAGGACAAGGCGGCGGTATCGCTCTTAAAGAATCTGCTCAGATGACTGATGTAGAACAGATCATACCTCCTCAAATACCACCTTCTATGTTCCAGCTATCGGAAGCCATGGCAGATGAAATTAACCAAATTTCTGGTATAAATGAAGAATTACTCGGCTCTGCCACTGATGACAAAGCTGGAATACTCGCCCAGCTGCGTCAAGGCGCAGGTCTTACGGGCTTGCAGGGTCTCTTTGATCAACTCGACTTTGCACAAAAGCTTGTTGGTAAGCTCAATATAGAAGCGATACAGAACAACTGGACACCCGGCAAGGTGAAGCGCATTCTCAACGAAGAGCCAACTCCAGCCTTTAAGAATAAGAACTTCCCAAAATATGATTGTTGTGTCGAAGAAAGTATTTTAACTTCGACTCAGCGTCAGATGGCCTTTACTCAGATGTTAGCACTTCGTGAAGCTGGTGTAGCAATTCCTGATTCTGTTCTTATAGAGAACTTAAACATACAAAACAAAAAACAACTTAGAGATTCTTTAGATCAAATGAATCAACAGCAACAGCAACAACAGCAGATGCAGGCTCAATCTGACTTACAATTACAACAAACTCAATCAATGTTGGCTCAGGCACGTGTGGATGAACAAGAAGCGCTCGCCCGAGAACGGTCGACCCGCAGCATGCTAAACTTGGCAAGTATCGATGAACGTCAACAAGAAGCTGCTAAGGATTATGAGCAAGCTCAATTGAACAAAATAAAACAATTGTCTGAGTTGGAATCAATGGATTTGGAAAAAATATCTAAGTTGTTAGAGATGGCGAAGATGCTTGAAGAACCAACTCCAGAAATGGTAGCTAGTAAAGCAAGCATGAAACCTAAGAAACCTAAAGCTAAGAGGGTTGTATAATGGCAAAGAAAGAAGTTAAGCCAACTAAGGCAGCCATTAAAAAAGGCACTGCCATGGAAGCGGAAGAGCATAAAGAAGTAACCAAGGGCAAGAAGAAGGTAGCAAAGCGCATAGCTCTTGATCACTTGGTGAAAGAAAAAATGCCAGAATACTACGAAGAGCTTCCCAAACTTGAAAAGAAGTTAAAGAGTAAGTCTAAAAAGAAAGGTAAATAGTATGGAAAAGAAAGAATACTCGTCACCTGAAGATATGATGGAATCATTCCAAAAGGGCACAGCACGCAATGCTTGTCATGGCCCTGTGCTTGATGAGAAATCACTTGAGTATGAAAATAAGACTCAGAACGAGTCAGTAAAGAATAAGAAAAAATAGACCTACCTAATAGTTAGGAGGCTAGCACCTCTGCAGCGTCAACTATGGACGGACTGCAGTTTCTATAAGGAGCCATACAATGGCAAGTAAGAAACGTTTCTCATCAGATGTAGCAATGATATCTGGTGCATCTAAAGGACAAGGCGGAGCACCTTCCGAAATCATTATGAAGAACTATCCATCAACAGCTCATGCTACCTTTGATGGTGTACATGATTCAATGAATGCTACCGACGAACAAATGAACAAAGACGTTAAGTTGGGTGGTAGAGCTCGTACAAAATACTAGTCTTTAGGAGTTACCATGCCAGCTATGGTTCCGCCTAAGGGCAAGGCTAGGAAGATTGCTGAAGCACTTCTTGGTAAACCAGAACGTACAACTGCTAATGTTCAAAAGGAGCCTATCACGACAGGACAACAAGCAGAACAGCAAAATGATAATATGTGGCGTAACCAAGTACAAACTACGCTGCATAATTAGTCTTCTACCGGCCGCTCTTTCTCTCTTTGTTGGGGCGGCCTTCTTTTAAGAGAGAAACATGAATAAGAAGAAAGAAAAAACAGTAGGCCAGCTATCTCACGAAGCTTCGCTTTTAGAGAAAGAGCCTATTAGAGTTCAAGAACAGACCGCTAAGATGCACGAAGAGTATGGCGAAGAGCTTATGCGTGCTATTCAAAAGGGCATAGAGACTTACCCTGGTGAGCCTATATTCTTTATAGAAGATATTACTCGCCAAGAACGCCTCATGATGAATGTAATACGCCATACTCTTATACCAAGAATGTCTTGTCCAACTCCAAACTATGATCAAACCGTTTATCGTTATTCTATGAAGGATGATACTTTAGAGTTAGTTTGGGTTTTACCAAGTCCAGAAACTTGCCAATATTATTTACAGAACCTCCCCTTAGTAGTTGATGAAGAGCGCGAACTTATGCAGTTCATCTTAGACTGGCGCGACGGTAGACTTGAGAAAATGGCACAAGACCTAAATTGCGAGGAGTACCAACTTGGTATGGCTTTCGTTAAAGATACTGAACAATAACCACTTGTAACAAGGAGATACTATGGAAGAAAAAGACACAATACAATCAGCTGGTCTTAATGCACTTGACCAACAACCAATCGAACAACCACAACAACAAGAGATGATTCCTGCATGGCCTTCTGTTGATGAAGGTGGTAATCCTGTTTCAGAGCAAGAAATCTTAGTGGAAGAGACTCAAGTCCCCTCGGGACAAACTTCAGAGCCTGTTGAACAGCCAGCAGCTCAGCAAGAACCAGTTCAAGAGGCACGTCAAGAAACGGCTAAAGAGTACAATATCCGTCTTATACGCGAAGAACGTGAGCAGTATCAACGTGAGCGTGATGAACTCGCTCGTCGTCTTGCTGAATACGAAAAAGCCCAACAAAAACAAGAGCCAGAACAAGAAGAGAATCTTATAGACGTTGGTGAATCTGATCTTGTTGAGGGAAAACACCTTACTAAGATGGGTCGCGAGCTTAAGAATATTAAGCAACAGTTAGCGCAGTACCAACAAACTGCACAAGTTAATGCTATAGAGCAGCAAGTACGCACTTCGTATCCTGATTTTGATAAAGTAGTAACCCCGCAAGCAATAGAAGAGCTTAAAAAGCGCTATCCTGCTGTTGCAGCTACTATTTATCAGTCTAATGACCTCTATAACAAGGCAGCATCTGCGTATGATCTTATAAAGTCGCTCGGTATTCATAAAGACCCGGTCAAGTTTGAAGCTGATAAGGCTAAAATAGAGCAGAATTTGCAAAAGCCACGTGTTGCTGCATCGGTAAAACCTTCAACTGGCGCTAATCCTTTAGATTATGCTAATGATTTTGCCAATGGACTTACTGATGAGGCTAAAGAAAGACTTAATCGTGAAATGGCTGAGTACAGTCGTTTAGGATAGCTATGCTTTCAAAACAACAAGCACTGTTCGCTAAGAATCTTGCAAAACTCATAACCAAGATAAACGATGATGGCAATTTTTGTACTATGGGCGAGAGTTATCGTACACCTGAGCAAGCAGCTCTTTACGAGAAACAAGGTAAGGGAATAGCAAAGAGTCTGCATTGCTCTCGACTTGCGGCAGACCTCAACTTGTTCTCCCCTGATTTTAAGTATCAAACAGCAAAGTCTTTCTATAAGCCTTACGGTGAATACTGGGAATCGCTTCATGTTCAGAACCGCTGGGGCGGACGTTGGACTAAGTTAGTCGATAGTAATCACTTTGAGATGGCAGTTGTCGATTAATATGATATAACTAAAGAGCTTCATATTAGGGTCGCTCTGACCTCATCTTTTCCCCAAGCGAGTTAGTGTCCACTTCTCCTTGGGGTTTTTTATGCCCATTTTTGTAGTGTGGTATAACTATTCTCAGATTGTATCCCGATTTCGTCTCTCGGCCTTTACTGTTACGGTCAAACAGTCGGATTGTTAAAGACTCTGCAAGGGGTCTCAGGAAGTCGTCCTACCTGACGGGTTAAGAACCCAATGGCTGTACGTGAGTTTCGCCGACTCATTAAACATTCATATTCATACTTTTTGGTTAGGATGCTCTCATGGCATTTGTTACTCCATCAAGTTTACCGAGTCCAGTGCAACAAGCTTTTGATAACAAAATCTTGTCCACTCCGGTAGCTAACTATATTCACTCTGCATGCGCAGTTGAAAAAGTATTACCTAAGAACGCAGGCCCAATTTTACGTATGCGTCGTTATGATCCACTTGCAGCAGCAGTTGTACCATTGGGTGATTCAGGTGTTACACCTCCACCACAACTCCTGACCGCTGTAAACATCGATGCACGCCCACAATTGTACGGTACATGGATCGGAATCACTGAGTCAGTCACATTAACGAACG